CAAGTACTAGCATTGGCTGCTTCTGCATTGGCTGCGGCTACCTTATCAGCGGCTCTAGCATTTGCGTCATAGTTAGTTTGTATTAGATGTCCTGTTTGTTCTCTCTGCTCATTTCTAAGCTGTGCGACTTCTTCACGTAGTGCCTTAATTTCGTTAATAAGCTCTGCGTTATTAAATATGTCTCTTGTTTCTCTATTGCTGTGAACTCTAGAAGGATTATTGAAGTTTACTAGTTCAGGGCCCATTTCCCCTACAAGTGATACACCATTGGCGATACCACCTCTAGCAAAACCTGGAATGCCGTGAGCCAGAGCCCAGGCTGACGAAGTTCCTGGCGAAACGCCAAGAATTGTGTCGAGCTGGGAGCCTGAGACACCTTGTCTTCTTATAGCAGCAATTAAATCTGCTGCGCTCATAGTTCCAGCATCTACCTGCGCTACACTGTCATTAATCAGTTTCTGAGCTGCTTCGAATGATCCTACCCAACCACTAGTACCTAGTACCATTCTGCTAACAGTATCCACTATAGCAGAACCAGAGGTACCAATAACTTCAGTACCCTTAGGTGCTGTAAATACACCACCAGCTGCTGCAGAACCACCTAAGGCGGCTGCATCTCTAGCACTAGCAGTATTTTCCATAGCTGTTACCAGCTTACCTAGTAGAGTTGCTGAATCTTCAGTATTATCTCTAATTAACTCTTGAATCGTCTTGCTGGACTCTAAAATAGTTAATTGTCTTTCGGCACTACTCTGCTGTTTTTCTAGTCCTGCATTAGTACTATCTAAAATACTTAGCACATAACTAAAATCAGTTGTATATGCTTCTGAGCTTGCATATAAAGTTCTTGAAGCTTCTAAGAAGGCATCCCCGGCTGATGGAATCTTACTGATTGCTTCAGCTTGAGCTTCCTTTTGTGCTTCAGTAACAGCAGTGCTTGTAGCAATTGCTGTTATTTGTAAGAACTGGCGCTTAGCTTCAGCATATTTTTGTGCTGGAGTTAGTACCGACTTATCACTTAATAATAGCGCATTCTTATAGTCTTTTAGTGTTTTAATGAAGTCTCTAGTTGCAGAGATAGTAGTCTTAATTGTGGTAGATTCTCTATCATATGCATCCTTTAACTTATTCTTAATTTCAGCTTCATCTTCTAGTGCATAGATATAAAGTTGTGAGGCTCTCAGTTGAGGGTCCATTTCCTTTAGCTCTTTTGCTCTAGTTAGGCGTAAGGCGTCAGAAGATTGCCCTAGTAGTTCATAGATTCTAATTTCTTGTGAAGTCTTAGCATCTAACAACTTCTTTTCATCTTCTAATAACCAAATACGTCTCTTAAGTTCTGCATCACTTGCCTTCATACTCTTAAGCTCTAGCCTGCGTCTAGCAGTAACAGCTTCTTGAGTATATCCCATAGCATCTAGTAAATCTATTTCTAGAGATTGAGTTTTTGCATAATCGACTGCTGAATTAATTTGACGTTGAATTAGAGCATCAGCTGCACTCATATTACCTAGTTCGCGTTCTCTCTTAATTGAAAGTGCTTCATAAGTCATACCTAGTGCTTCCATTAAACCTATTTCTAGATTAATGGTTTTATCTCTATCTTGTTCAGCCCAGATTAACTTTCTTAGGACCTTTTCATTTTCATCAAGACCCTTAATTTCGTCTTCTCTGGTAGCTAGCATAGCGTCATAACCTCTACCTTGGGCAGTGGTTAATTCTATATCAAGCTTTCTAAACTTTTGTGCGTCTTGTGCTGCATATACTTGTTGTTTTAATACACGTTCAGCATCTGTTAGTAATCTAAGTTCTTCTTCTCGTTGAAGAATTATAGCGTCATAACTTCTACCTTGCGCTTGTAATAAATCAATATCTAGTTTTCTTGTTTTAGCTAAGTCTTCTTGGACCCAGATTTGTTCCTGCATAGCAAGTAATTCTGTGCCACCCATCTTATCTAGTAATTGTTTACGTACTTTATCTCTTGATATTTGTTGTGCTGTATCAGTAGCTCCAGTCATCTGGAGTAGTCTGATATTCATGTCTTCTAGTTCACCATTAAATCTGGCTGTAGATTCTGCGATATCATTAAACGCAGGAGCTATTGCCATTAGATTCACCCAAAGTTTCTGTGCAGAATCCTGGCTAAGATCTAAACTCGTTATTAAAGAGTTAAACTCTTCCTTGGTATCTACAGTTGAATAACCAAGTTCGGTCATTCTATCTGTGACAGCCTTACTATTCACATCAAACTTTTTGGCTTCTGTTTTAAAGTTGCTGAAGAAGTATTGAGTAGATTCTACGAATTTCTCTTGTCCACCAGCTAACTCTACTAAAGCATTTTTGGCGGCTATATTATTAACTGTACTTATTTTTGTAACTTCATCTATACTTTCTGTAATAGTACTATAAGATGATTCTGTTAAAATAAGGGCTTGGTTAAACAGCTCTACATTTCTTCCAATACGTGCGAATGCTTGAGACGCTGATTCCCCTATATTTGTAAATTCCTTAATTGAAGGGAATATACTTTCTACAGCCTTATCAATACCAATACCAATTTGACCTTCAATAGCCTTAGCAAATTCTTCGCCAGTTCTACCCATTGAAGAAATATCTCCAAGGCCTAAATCAAACCCATCTAGAAATTCTTTAGATACTGTAATTCCTATTTTCTTACTAGCTTCTGTTATTACCTGAGTGCTAGCGGAAATAGTGGCTGCTACTGCTTTAGATATAGCTCCATCTTTATCTTCGAGCTTATCTCTATCAGTACTAAAAGAAGTTCCGCCACCTAAAAATGATAATCCAAGGAATCCGCTACTACTTCTTTTAACATTTCTGTATTGCCCTAAATTTCCAGTACCTGATATTAATTCCCCAATCGTACCAGCAATACTAATACCTTTATCTAACGTATCTTCTGAGGTTTTTCCAGTTAACCAGTTACCTCCCTTACTGCTGGGGTCTTGTCTTAGTATATCTGGAATACTAGTGATAATTGATTTGGCTAGGCCTTTAGTATTTTCTCTAATTGCGATTAATGCATCTAGCATTTTATTAGAGAACTCAAGGTTCTTAAACCCTGTCTTCTCCATCATTGTAATAGAATTAGCTACTGATTCTGACTTAGCTGTTATTTCTCCAAAAACTCCACCACCTGTTGCAATTATATTACCTTTATCATCATAGCCTTGACCACCAGTACCTTGAGTTTTTTGTCTTTCCTCTGCGGTAAACCCCGGTTTAGGGACGGATTTTCCACCACCAAAACCTAGAGAAGCCATTAGACCTAGGAAAGCTGCTGCGCCTGCGAAGCCTGCCCAACCACCTTCCTTAAACAGTTTAGCTACACCACCAGCGATATCGCCAGGAATAGACATAATTGTTCTTGCAGCATTCTCAGCCATTCTAGCCAGAGAAGCAATATGATTAGCCTTCTCAATAGCATCTATAGCTTTATATGCAAAGGTTTTTTCTTTAAATATTTTCTTAGAGTTAGATAAAACTTTTAAGTCGTTCTTTTCTTCACTCTTAGCTCTTTCCTTATTTAACTGATAAATAGCTACGCTAGCCTGTTCACGAGCGTGCCAAGATTGTTTTTCATCATTTGAAATACCCTCTAGTCTGCTACGTTCTTCATTGTACTTTCTAGTTTGTTCTGCAAACTCTGTAATGGTAGTTACAAGAGTTCCTAAGGCAGTACCAACATTACCAAAAGCTGCTCCCAATGATTCTGCGAAGTCTTTAGTTTCTGAAAGTTTCTCATTATACTTAGCTTGCTCTTCAGCTTGCTTGATAATAAGTTTAACACCTTCCAACTTAGTTTCGTTAACTTTTAGTAGATTTTCTAATTCTACTGCTTGTAAGTCCGTTAACTTCTTTCTACTTTCTTCCTCGTTCTTTAATGTTTGTAGTAATAATTGGGCTGCTTCAGATAATTTAGTATGATCCTCAACATTATTAGGATCATTAATACCTAATTTATTTAGGCCTGCTTTGGTTGCGGAAATATCAGTATCCAGTGGTTTTAGTTCTTTATCTTGACTCTTACGCAGACTACGTAGTGCATCTGCTGAAGCTAAGGATTGTTTTGCTAAATCTAACGAGGCTTGTTGCTTCTGTACAAATGTTTCTGAGTATATGTTTTTACTTTTAAGAATATCTAATTCTTTTGCTTGAAGATCAGTTAGAGCTTCTACTCGTTGCTTTTCTGAGTTATAACGTCTGTCTGCATAATCTAATAAAATTTGCTCGTTAGCTATACGTTCTTGTTGGCTCTTCTTTTCATCATCAATAGCTTTTTTGATTGATGAGATAGTACCAGCTCTCTCTACTACAGAAAGAGTGTCTTCAAGGTTCTTTAAAGCTAATTTAGCTTGTTCTAGGTTAGTAGCTTTACCACTATTTATTAAAGCAGTTGTAGCATCTATACTTTTCTGTATATCAAGTTGCTTCGTTCTTATATCTAAATCTAGTTTTTCGGACTCTAGTGCTCTTATCTTCTTACTGATTTCAGCATCTTGGAATAATCCTAAATCCTTGGTTAGATTTACTGAATCAAGTTTTACTTGATTTGACTTTTTATCTAACTCTAGTTGGGTTGCCTTATCTTTATTTAGTCTGTTTACTACTGCAATTATACCTTCTAAATCAGCCGCCTTTAATTGTCCAAAAAGAGGAGCTAATTGAGCACTTATACCTGATAAAGAATTAATACTATCAATACCACCTAAAGCTTCTGTAACACCTTTTTTGGCTTCTGGCTCTTGTAGGCTATTAATACTTCTTAGTACATTTTTTGAAGATAAGAACTCATTACCTTTTCTAATATAATCTAAGTCTTTATTGATGTTGGTGATTATACCACTATAGTAGTTAATATTTTCATCACCACCTTCTTTTACCTTCTGCATGGCAAATTCACGATCCCTTTGTAAATTTGCTTCTTTCATTAATAGATTAGACTTTATCTGTTCTCTAAGGAATTTACCACGTTCCTCTATTTCTTTAATTCTCAAACCTATTTCTTGTTTCTTAAGTTGTATGTCTTCTACTGAAGTATCAATACCAATTGACTTCATAACTCCATTAATGGCCTGTGCAGAACTTACTGCAGCAGACTCGAAGGCATACTTCAGACCTTGAGATAAGAAAGCTAAACCTTTCTCGAATAGAGTAGCGTCGCCCAGAATAGTTTTTGCTTTAGCGGTTTCGGTTCTAATACTGTTTTCTACGGATACTAAATCAGCTTTAGCTTTGTTTAATTGATTTTGAGTATTATTAGCGGTAGTTTTATTTTCTACTAAGGTTCCATTTTCCCACACAACATCCTTCGAGGCCTTGGACCTTGCATCTTCCGCTAATTTAAGACTTTTTCTAGCTTCATCTAGTTTAACGTTTAGTTCTTTTAGATTGTTATTATACTGTACTAATTCTAATTGCTTCTCTTTAGGGAATAAACTTAGGTTTCTATTATTATCTAATAATCCAATTATAGACTGTAAGCTGTTAATTGGTTGCTTCAAAGCAACTTCTAGCTGATTACTGGCCCCAATAATGGTAGTACCAAACTTAGTAAATGGGTCATTTAAACGTAAGGTATTGTTGATATCAACAAACTGCTTATCAATTTCCTTTAGAGTATTACTAAATCCAGTAAGGTCCGAAGCCTTATTGTTAGCAGTATCGGAGAAATCCTTAATTAATTCCGCAATTTTACCAGCTTGAGTATATGCCTGACCACGAGAGAAAGGCTCTAAGTATTCTTCAATTTGTTTAGGGTTTTTAATTTCTATACCAGTAATAGCTTTTAAAGAATTCTTGAATCTGTCTAGTTCACCAGAATCTTTAATAGATTCCATCATGCCTTTTACAGCAAGACTACTACTTTTAGCAATCTTATCTACGCTACCAAAACCAACTAAATCTTTGGTAGTATCCCAGAACTCTTCCCAACCACTCATAGCATTTAGTAATTTACCAAAATCATCTATCTGCTTATTAATAGAACTAGATAGATCATTCATAGCATTGGCTATCGCCTGAATGCCTTCAACAGAAAACATTGATCCAGCCTTTTTCTTGTTGATAAGGTCCATAGTCCTGGACATATTATCAACTGAAGCAGTAACTGCATCAGTACTTTCTGCAAAGTTACTAGCTTCTTTCTCCGCCTTACTAAATAATGAATCAAAGACTTGGAATGTGGCTACAGCTACACCAACTATCATAAATACATTAGACAGTGCTGATGCAGCAATAGTAGCATATGAAGTTACTGCCGCCAGACCTGCTCTAACTTTAGTTAGAGTACCGGCAAGAGCCCCCATATTTTTTATATTATCTTTTAATGGCTGCCCGTTAGCATCTAGACCTTTTCTGGCGTTTGCCACTTCTTCATTTAACATTTTGAAGGCAGAGACTAAACCATATGTAGCAGCATTTTCTGCCGCATTAGATATGATAGTGCTTCTTTGTGCCTTACCTTGCATTTTTGCTAAAACTTTATCGTTTAGTGCTAAAGAAGATAGATTCTTACTAATAAAATTAGGATTGGGCTTATTTATTTCCACATCTAATATTGCGTTGGATTTAATATTTTCTTGTATTAAAGCTAAGCTTGCTTTGTGTATATCTCTTTCTTTTTGCAGACTTTTTAGTCTTTTATCAGTTAACTTTTCGGAAGTAGTAGCATGCTTTTCTAACAATGTTTCAACATGTTTTAATCTATCAGATACTATTTTTGCTGATTCTTCTGTAATATTCTTTAAACCACCAAGGTATAATGCTCCAGCATTTTTTCCACCAAGTTTACCTACAGTTGATTCATACTCTTTAGATAGTGCAGTCAGCCCGGCTCTAGTTGATTTAAGTATATCATCATGCTGTTCAACTACTTTTATGTCTCTAGCTTCGTACTTATTCTTTCTTAGTTTTGCTAAGTTTTCTGCCGTAGAATTTGCACGTTCAGCAGTGTCTGCCAAACCTTTCTTTACCTGTGTAATAGCAGGTAGTGCTTGTTTTAATAGAATAGTTGCAATGCCTGCTAATGTTGCTCCTAAGGCTACAGGACTTTGTGATAGAACATTTAGAATAGGTCCTAGTACTTTATTAACTAGCTCTAGCCCAGACTGTGTTAAGTTTTGAACACTAGCTAGAATCTTTTGATAAGGATTGGCAGCCATTTCAATAGCACCGAACTTTTCCTCACCTTGCGTTAGAACAGCATTAGCGAATGCTTGTCTACGTTCAAAATCAGTTAGTGATATAGCGGTCTTACCAATAGTACGTGCGTATTCCTGCGCAGCCTTATCGACACGCACCATAATACCAATTTCGTCTAATAGTTCAGGTTCAATCTTTGTAATACCACGGCTTAAACGACTTACAGCATTTGGCATATCGATACCAAGTGCCTGTGAAGCCGATCTAGCTACCTTACCTAATCTTAATAGATTCTCTGATGACATACCACCAGCGGTTGCCTGGGCGGTAGCGGTCATAGCATCTTGTAGGGAAATAGCGCCATCAGTCACTGCAGCTAATTGCTTAGATAGAGTACCAAGGTTACGACCACTTACAGCACCTAGCTGGTCAAGACCCTTAACCATGTTTGTAACATCAGCAGCTTTTTGTAGTGCTGTGAACGCCGCACTTACAGCGAATAAGTTAGCAGCAAATGTTGCATATACGTGTACTAATCCACCAAGGCCTTGAGACTGCTTTGCGAAGTCACGAGCACCTGCTCCGGTTTGACCTCCAATACCGCGAGCTCTACCAGATTCTCTAAACTCAGGACCTTCTTCTCTATTAGCATTACGAACACCTTGACGTGCAGCGGAGGTGGCTTTAGAAACACGTGCAGCTGCCTTAGCTACATTATTTAATTCATTATGTAGCTTAGCAGCTTCTTTAGTCTCTGCGGCTGTTGTACCGTTAGAGGTTACATTAACATCTACTCTTACATTATTATTGTTGGCCATAAGCTCTCCAATATAGGTAATTAACGCGAAATTACCTTAGTAATACACGTACTATTTTATCACCCCTAATTATATCACCATAGGTAATTTATGTCAATGGTTAAATTTTTTCGAGCAATAAAAAAGCCGCTATTCAGCGGCTTTTTGGTTTGCTATTAGAAATAGCAGTTGATCTATGTCCGTCAATTATTCCAATTAAATCAAACATAGTCTTGTAGTCTTCTCGCGGTACACCTAATATGTTGAAAATATCTAATATTCCAGCATAGTGCTTACCCATATAGTTACCGTTCATGGTGTCCCAGTCGTCTTTTAATTTACTATAGATATCTAGTGCCTGCTGCACTTCTGTAAGTAAATCATCGTATTCTACTGGAATTTCTTCTTCTACAGGTTCGCTGCCTAGAGCTTCACACATCTCAAAGTAGGCATCTTTGGTAACGTTTAATGTGGCGTTACCAAAGTATGACTCTAATTGTGCATTTAGGTGGGTGTACTGCTCTTCGTGAAATTTGATAGTTCAGTAACTGTTTCGCTAATAAAGGAATCAAAATCAGCTGAAGCTTTCATTAGATCTAAAGCGGCTTCCTGGTTGTATGGTAGTGTAGTTTCCGGGTCGGAACCACTGATATCAACAGGTGCTAACTCATTTAGATACTTAAGTTTGAGACCAGACCATCCCTTAATACATGCACCTACGTACAACTTAAGGAATAATTCATCATCTAACTCTTCCTTTGGAACACGGTTCTTAATGGTTGTTTTTGTAGCCTTCTTACGAATACCTACAAGTGTTTCTCTTGATAGGAACACAACATTAATCTTAAAACCTTCCATTCCTGGATATTCGACTTCTACAGCCTTACTTGGAACAAGTAACGACTTAAGTGAAAGAACTTCTGCCATGGATTTATATATCCTTTAATTATTTAGTAACTAGTTAAAAAGACCCGGCGGCGATCTTTTCCGCCGGGTATGAAACACTCAGCTATTAAGCAGCTGAGAAGTAACGAACTCTTAGGTCGTTAACATTTTCAATATCGTACAGGGCTGTTGCTCCTTGTACGGCGTCTGTACCTTGAGCAGTGAAGTTAATCGCTGTGCTCATAACTGCTTGCGCATCAATAGTAGGAATCTGAATCATCGCACCAGTTACCTGAACTTCAATCTTAGTTGCATTTGCAGCACCACCAATTTGAATTTCTAGGAAGAACTTAGGATCAACAGATGTGCTAGCATTTGTAAGCATGTTGTCTAGTAGACCTGCAGTGTTTGTGCTGCCAGTACGTAGATACGCGTTTAGCGTGCCACTGATTGCGCGAGTTCCTGTGTAGTATCCAATAGGAATATTAACCACACCAAGGTTAGCTGGAGTTACATACGAAATGTTATTAGCAATCGTAATGTTACCACCAGTTAGCGCTAGAGTGTATTCTGTATTACCAGCACCGATACCACCAATATTCTTCTTCAGAGTAACGGTAGCTAGCTTCTGAGTAATGTAGTTAGCAGTAGTATTCTTACCCTTGATTGTACCAGTTAGACCACCTGATAGTACTGGATCGGATGCAGAACTGTAAGTAACAGTAGCAATCTGACGTAGTGCAGTACCCTTACCAGTCCACGCAATCATAGCAATACCATCAAGACCAAAGTCGATAGATGCTTGATCCATAGCGCAGTTATCTACTAAGTAGGTAATACCGTCTACGGTGAAAATCATACCAAACTTTTCTAGCTGGTTCTTATTAGAGAACGCAGTAGTAACTTCTGAGTATGGTGCGTTTAGGTCAGCTGCTACAGTAACGTGTTCGTTCCATGCTGTTACGCTGAAACTTACTACACCTGAAGCACCCCAGTTAGCTACTAATTCAGCAGATTCTGGAGATTTAATGTAGTCAATTTCTAGTAGTGTAGCTGTTGATGTGATAACCTTAACAGCTGTATTGTATTCATTAGCACCTGCACCTACTACACCCTTAACTACATAGTAGTCTCCTACTGTTAGTGTAGCCATACCGGTACCAACTAGAGCTAGTCGATTACCTGTAAGAGTGGCACTGGTTAATGTAGTATAGGTAAAGCTAGTTGCTGATGCAGTAACATGGTTGGTACCTAGCAGAGCATTCCATAGTACATACTCTTCTGCCTTAACGGTAGTAGAAAGTCTAGGACGCATGTACGTAGAGAATGAAAACTCTACGTTATTTAATGAAGTGTTGAAACTACGCTGACCACGAACAGGATCCGAACCAGCTTCTGAAATTGTAATAGTATCTGCGTTAGATGCTTGTGAGAAAGTGAACCCATCAAGAACCTGTAACTCATAAGCGTTAGAAGTGGTTAATCCAGTAGTTGTGATTACCCCTGTGCTAGCGTCTACGTTGTTAGTGAACACAACTCTACTATTGCGTACAAGATTAAATGTTGCCATTTATCGTCCTTTATTTTTTGTGTACCTTAAATACTCTGACGAGATTATTATCTGTATTGGTATTATTGGCACGTATTTTCCCGTACAGAGAGGTACGGGGGCTCTTACATAACCTGATATCTAATAAGTAAGTTCATTTCACCTATTGCGTAGGGTGTTAATAACCCTTCGTCAGTAGTAATTGATGTAATTGATATTTCTGAGGTTTCGTAACCATTATCTGTATCGTACACTATGATACCTAAGGTACTGTCTAGTAATAGTTCTATATCTTCCAGTAATTCTTCAAGTTCTACTTGGCTATCTTCGCCTTTACAATATACCTTAAGAGATACGTTTAGAAAACCCCAAGCAAATGCTCCTGGCATATACTCTCTAGACTCTGAACCTGCTACAACGTATATTGAACTAAAGTCACTAATTTCATCCCAGAACTTAAGCTTAGCATACGAGTTTCCAAATATATTAGTTTTATACGGTCCGGTACCATCAATTACTTTTAGTTTCTCAGCAATAGCTTTTACTATGCTTGTTCTTCTTGACATAGTTTCCACCCTTTATGAGATTTCCTATGACCATTCAATACTTCCGTAAGATGGTTACCTGCTAAATCATGTTCTCTAGCAAATCTGTAAACATTTTCTACTATATAAGTAGAACCTGAAGGACTTTTTATTAGAGGATATACTATCCCTTTTGACTTAGCACTTAACTTATCGGAGGTAATAGTATTACTTTTTGATCTTGTGCCTATCTGAGATAGTAATTTACTATACCTATCCGGGAACTCTTCTTGTAACCACGTATGAATTTTTCCACACGATATACTAGATACTACTCCTGTAGATACATTAGTAAGGATTTCTATTTGTGATGCGCTTAATTCTGGGTGGTCTATTAATAAATCAAATACTTGTAATATTTGATTTCTGGAAAATTTAGCATTTCCAGATAGGGGCCCTTTAGCAGATACCGGGGCTTGATTGGCAAATCTATAAATATTAAACCCATTATCAACGGAATTAAATATCTCTATAGACTCATCCTCGCACCCATCAAGTTCATCAAGTCTACACTCTACTAGTATATCCAGTGTTGGCTTTCCGTATACTTTATATGCTTCATTTAGTTTATAATTAGCTAAATTATTACGCATACTTACCAAGTGCTGTAAATATCTTTTCTCTATGTTTACAGATTGTCCAATATAACATTTTTCTGTATTGCTAAATACAAGTCTATAAATACCTACTGTCATTATACTAAAACTGCTCGCATTCTGTTGCCAATCATGGCAGCTCCTATTTCTCTAATACTCTTAGATATTAACAGTTTAGGGTCTCTGGTTTTAGGATTTTGTTGTCTACCGCCATCAGAAAATGTTGCATAAGGGTTGCGCATGTAGTTATAAAAAACGGATACCATACCTGCTCTTGACTCTGATAAACGCTCAATGGATACTGAATCAGCGAGTCTCCCAGACCTAAGGTTGAGTATCTTTTTGTCATTACCCGTTCCCATGTTTTTACGTACTTGTTCGTTAATAGATGCTGATAATATCGCCAAAAGATTATTAGTTGGTGGTATATACTTATTTTGTGCGGCATTTATTAAATTAGATTTACTAACACCTACCTTACTTTTCGCTTTTATTTTTACATTAAGATTAGTAGACTGTTCTTTATGTTTCTTAAGTTTTGTTTTGCTACCAGATATTTTTAGCACTATACCTTGTACAATGTCTTCTAATACAGTATTAGATCCAGAAATAGAAGTATAATCTACCCCTTCTGCTATACTTCTTAATAACTTAAAGTATATTTCCGATTCTCTAGTTGAGAATTTCTTATTTATTGATTCACTCTGCAAGGTTATAACCACATAACCTTTTGCCATAATCTTTCTTGATTCTGCTATAGCCTCGGGTGTAGTATTTTTAAATCTGTGTGTTAATTTAGCTTGTACAGCATATAACTCTTCCAAAGCCTTTTCAGCATTGGCTCTTATTAAGGAGCTTACTCCACTATTTACTAGTGCAGTAAATTTTTGTGTTAGAGGACTAACTAAATTTATATCGTCTTTTGCAGGTAAGTGTCCGAAGTCCGTTCTAATACGTTCTTTAGAAATATACTCACCAGGACCTGCCCTAGGGTCTGGTACATAGGAAGTAGTTGTGCCAAATCTTGTGGACTTAAGAGTTGGATCTCTAGCTACATTAATAGAGTAATGTCTTTGTAGACTTTCAAAGGTAGTTCCTACTAAGAAGACTCCTTCTTTATTTCCATTGTATACTAAAATAGGCCCTAGTTTAGAACCTTTTTTAGTCATACTTTCATATAGAACTGGGAATTCAGGACTTTGAATACTTTTTACTATTGTTTTGTTATATACTTTTAGCAAGACCTTTAATAACCTATCGTATGCTAGGTCGAAGGCTGTTTTTTCCTTATCTGATAATGAACTTTTAAGTCTATTATAAGTACTAGACATTAGGGTCGAGTAAGATAAGTCTAGTATATGTGCCAGCTTATTGAGGTCTTCTCGGAAGTCTTTTTGAAGAATAGTGAGAGCCTCTTGACTTGCAGAAGCTACAGCACTTCTTAAGTCTTTTATGATGTCTGCCATTAATCCCAACTCAATCTATAAAGATTCAATACTCGAGCAATATGTGCCGGTAGAGCCGTGGAAGTAATATACTCAATCTGAACACTATTGGTCCCAGGAGCTTTAGGACTATGTACTGAGCCATCGTTTTTAAGGTAGTACGTAATGAGGTCAAGAATAGCCACCTTTAGATCATCTGGTAGAGTCTCGTACCCAGCGTAGTAGGTAATCTTATACCCATTAATCAAGCTAGGGAACTCTACGTCTTTTGGTAGTGCTCTGATTGCAGTATTCTCTACGTCGAATACGTAGTCAGTGAACTCTACTAGATCAGTGTAAGTTTGTCCATAGTCTTCACTATATTCAACACCGCTGATACT